CCATACTTCTTCAAAAACATGCTGTATTATTGCCAATATTCCATTTAAGAAATTAGCAATTTTCTCCCAGTTATCAATAATCGCACCTTTAAGCTTTTCGGTTTTTTCTTTTATCTCATCCCAATGTTTGATAATCATCCTGATTACTAAACCGAGTGGCCCAAGAGCTAACAGAAGGGTTGGAGCAACCCTCTTAAATGTCTCCTTTACTTTATTCCAAAGGTCTACAAAGAAACCGCTTATCTTCTCCCAATTTTTAATAATCCAATAAACCGCAGCTACTAACCCACCGATGATTGCACCAGCAATCAAGAATGGTGCTAACGAAATAGCTAACGCTGCAAAAGCACTTGCTGCTGCATAGACTGCTGGCACTAAAGCACCAACTATAACACCAGCTACAATAATTAAAGCCTCTTTATTTTCAGCAAAGAAATTGATGAGATTTTTAATTTTATCAATCCATGCTGGTAATTGATTTTGGACAACCCCATCAATCATTTCAACAAATTTCTTTCCCCACTCTAATAATTGTTGCCCTTCCCCTCTAAGAAACAGATCCCAACTATCTTTAAGATTAGAAATCATACCAGTTAAGCTAGCCGCCTGTTTGTCCATTAGGTTGGCGAATTGCCCTCCCTCGCTAGTCATTGCCTGGAATGCTTCTACTACTTCGGGAAACCCAACCTCTCCAGCAGAAACCATAGCTGTTATTTCTTCTTTTGTTTTCCCCATTTGGTCTGCCAAAACTGCCAACAAAGGAACACCAGCTACAGCGAAATCTCGTAGTTCTCTACCAGTTAATTTACCCTGCGTTGCTACCTGCCCAAGGTTTAGAGCCAGTCGGTCAAGCGGCACATTCACTCCAGCCGACACATCTCCTAACATTTTTAATGTAGGCAGTATATCGTCAGCTTCTATCCCCATTGCTAAAAGCTGTTTAGCTGAACTCTCAATACCCGTTAATTCAAAGGGTGTCCTTTTCGCAAAATCAGCTAAGTCTTTGAGCATCTTTTCTGCCTCTTCGATAGAGCCGAGCATCGTTGTAAAGGCAATTTGTGACTGCTCATATTGTGCAGCAGCACTAACTGCCATTTTTACTAATGCTCCAACTCCAGTAGCTGCGGCAATAGCTCCAGCAGCAAACATCTTAGACGCAGGTGCTGCTCTCGCCATTGCACCGCCAAGACCATCAACCTTTTTACCAACCTGATTGAATACTTGACCAGTTTTATCAAGAGCAGAAACTATAATTTTTATTTCCTTAGAAACTGGCATAATTTTGTTGTCTTTTTATTGCTCTTTCTCTTTTTTCTACCATCCTTCTTTCTCTATCCAATAAGGCAAGGCATGCCCTAATGAAAGAGTAGCTAGTTCCTCTTATCTCTTGCTCTGTCCACCCGAACTCTCTACATAATCCTGCACTGATAAGACTGATTTTGCTCACTTTTTTTTTTCGGCTTCTCCGAATCCTCCTTCTGGGGCAAAATCGGTATGTGAAAGCAAGTCTGTAATTACATCAATGGTAAATCCCCTGAGCGTTTTTTCATCAGTTGGAAGTTTCTTTTCATCTTTGTCGGTAAGGTTCCAACTCTTGATAAGTCTACCAAGGGCTCTTCTCGCCTTTTGGATGTCTGTGAGCTTTTCGTCAGAATAGATGTCTTCAATGTCACCCCAGAGCAATGTATTGTAAATCTCTGCTTCACCACCTTCAACGCCTCTAATTGGAACTACCTTGACCTCTCTACTATCTTGATATACGGGCATATTCTTTGAATAAAATTAAAATCGTAATCGACCTTTAGTGAGTGACTTTAGTAAGCAGCAATAGTGTTAATCAAATCTGCTGTACTCCATAATCTCTTTGGGTCAGACTTAATGTCTAACAACACCTGAAAGTTAAGCGTCTGTGTCGCAATATCATCGAGTCCTCTCGCTGATTCCCATGTGTGAAAGTGAACCTTTGGGAAAATAAAATTGAGTTTTGGCTTAGTTGTAGTGCCAATTGTTTCAGTTTTGCTCTCTAATTGTATCTGCATTGCCTTTGTGCTGTCATTCGCCATATAATCTCTCCAAGTTCTATCTTCGTAAGTCAATTCAATACTGCCTGTAATAGCAAGTCCCTTGTTTACAATGTCCTCTGGTTCAAATGTTCCTAATACCTCAAGTTTTTCCGCAACCTTTTCTATTTCTAGTGTTAGGCTTCTTACGCTTACAGCGGTAGCTGCAGCAATCTCGCCTATACTATTTGCTACTTTGAATGTAAGGTCTCTTGATGTGAATCTAACGTCAGAAGAATAAGAAACTGTCGAGCTCGAATCTTGGCTTGCCTTAGCAATAAAGTTTGCTGTATAAGTCACAAATTCTCCTAAAGCAACCTCCATACTCAACATATTAATCATTGCCAATCTGAATCTCATATCTCCTATTGGGTCAGAAGCTTCAATTGTTAAGCTTGGGTTCTGGTTATTGTCAGCCATGGTGTATGCGTGGGTATTAACATTAGCCTCTGGGTCATCTGTTGACAGAGTATCAAGCCCAAGAACAGCATAAAGAAGCAATCCAAAAGAGTTAATATTTAACTCGCCTGAAATGTCTCCCTCTGCCCATTTACCAACTAACGCTGTGGTCATGGGTGCATGAGATATGTTGCCATAACTCCCTGCAACTAAAGCTTTGCTGATTTTGTCATCAAAGGATATGTCAGTCTTAGGAATCCAATAAGCAGCTGCTACACCAGTTCCTCTGTCTGTTTCCCTTCCAATTCCTACATCTACTTTTCTACCTGTAAATATACTCATAGTAATTTATAATTAGTTTTAATTATTAAGAAGTTGAATAAGTTATATTTTTTTACTCAATCCTTCTTGTCAGTCTGAACGACCTTTATTCTATATTCATGTAACGGAGACAGACACAACTATCCGTATCTCCATTTCTCCAACAATATATCTTCCATTCTCCTCTTCATAAATATTAGAAAGGGTTGGCATAGATGTTATAAGCGTCTCATTGCTCCCCAAGCTAATTCCAGTCAAATCCTCGTCTTCATCAAAATCCGTAATTACATCATCAACTACACTTTCTATAATCTTTCTTGCTTGTTCTACCCCCTTTGTCTTTATTTCTTGTAAAAGGAACACTGTAAAAACATACATCCTTTTGTTTTGAGTAGTAGTCTCAAATTCAGCATCATTTCTTGTAGAAGTAACCATGGCAGCAGGAAAGCCACCAAAATCCATTGTTGGGTATGCTTGCACCTCCTGAATAGAGGACATTGCCTCTAACTTGGACTCTATTTTATTGCGAATATTTTGGAACATTGATTACCTCTTATTTCTTATTTTAGGGGCTTCATCCCCCTTAGCTGTATGTTTGTATTAAAAATCGATTTGTATAACCCTATCTCCCCCCAAACGCCTGTATAAGCATCCCTATACATCTTCTATTGCCCTATCTACTGCGTCAGAGAATGTTTTTTCTATAAATGGGGCTGATGCCTCTGCTCCCTTTTCAAGAAATCTTCTAACTGTGCCAGGAGACTTTGGCTTCTTAGACAACGGCCATTTCCTAGTTCCCTCATGTACTGCAGCTGCGTATGGAGCTTTAGCTGATATTTCTGCGTAGTCTTTCTTTATAACCCATGCTCTGGTCTTGCTTCTCAAATATCCTGTGTCGATAGGCGTGATAGGCTTTGTCTTCCTTTCAATCATGATTGCTGACTTTCTAATAGCATCAGACATTCTCCAATTAATTCTGTCTGGTAAAACTTCTAGTCCGTAAACAACTTTATCAAGCCCCTCAATCCTGATTACTTCTTTTGCCATATAAAAGCTTATTTATACTATTTCGATAATCCCCTGCTTGTGAACAAAAGCACCAAGAGAGGCAGGTATAGTAATTGCCCTTACCCTATATGCGGTTCCATTCTCGTCTATTAACTTATCTTCAACCTCTACATCTGTATTTTCTTTCAAGAATATGCGATACATTTTGCCAATTGCTCCACCAATATTGACAGTGTTTTCTTCTGACAACATTTGAATACAAGCACTTTCGGCAGTAAGTGTTGAGTATGAAGTTCTGTCGCCTGATACTTCTTGAAGGCGTGAGACGGTAATTGAATTTGTTAGCATATTTAGGAATCCCATTTTTTGTTTGTCATGCTACCCCCAAAGGGATATTACGATGCCTCTTAAGCATTTCTTTGATGCCTAGATGATTAGCTACCTTATCTATGTCAGCAAGAGTTATTGTATATTGTCCAATCTTTTCTGACTTAACTACTCCTGCAAGGCTATAGTTTTTCTCCTCTATAATTCCAGCTACTAACTTTGTAGCTACCAACCTAATGTCTTCTGGAACTGTAGCTGAGTGTCCAAAAGTGCCAGTTATCTTAATGTTCTGATTACCAGAAGGAAAGCATGCGATTGGCGAGTTTGATGGATTAAGAACAATACTTGATTTTGGTGTGTCGTTAGAGGGGTAAAGATAGTACTCGCTACTATCATCAACAGTCTCATCTACGTCCCCATCAAAATCTAGTGTTTCAATCTTTGTAAGTGTTAATAAATCACTAATAAGAAGCTCCTTGCTACCATCTCCATCATAAAGTTTTTCAGTTGCACTTTCTTGTTCAAACTTTTTACCTGTATAGCCATCAATCCAATTTGAAACAGCCTCAATCCATTTATTAATTTGAGAATCGAAAGAATCGGCAATGTTTATCATTAGGTAGTTCTGGATTTGTGACTTTTGTGTGTACATTTTGGAATTTATTATTTAGTTCTATATGTTCCCTTTTTCTCTTTGCTTTCTTTGCCATCCCCTACCCTCATCATCTTGTCTACTGGAGATTTCATAGCCTTTGCTATCCTTACTCTCCTTTCTACCCTTGCTCTTTTATTCTTTCCTGTCGTGTGCTTGGAATAGAACCGAGCAACTCCTAACTCAATAAGACCATGAGCTACATTATTGCTAGCCATCTCTGTATCATCCTTGCTACGCCCTTTATATTCTTTCAAATAAATAATCTTCTGCATAGTTTAACCTTTTTCTTATAATCCTTATAAGTTTTTTTACAACCCTTATAAAACGCTCTATTAGTTGGAGAGACAACGGAAGATGAATAGAAAGTATAAGCCATCCTCCATCACTCCCCTACTAAATAGAACTAACAATATTCGCAAGCGTTAAGGTATTGCGTTCAGTTTCCTCATGGCAGATTCGAGAACACAGTTCCCAGCTAGCCTTTGTACAACACGAATGCCGATCTGGTCTTGAACCCAAGCTTGTCCAGCTTCTCTCGATACAGTCACAGTCATTTTCTTTCTGTCTCCCAACCAATAACCCATCTTGAAATCTCCGAAATAAATCTCGGCTTCTGGTACCCAGTTG